ACGGCGTGTTGACGTTGGGCCGGTTCGCGGTGGTCGCAGCCGACTGCGCGGCGGCGCTCGACGCTGCGGTTGCCTCGGCCGCGCCCTTGTAGTCGGGGGCGGGCGGCGGTGCTGACTTCTTGCCCATCAGTGTGTCCTCCGTGGCGCGAGCCACTTGCATTGATCGCGGTACATGACCATCAGGTGCAGGGCACCGTCGGGGTGTGCGCCGTGGATGATGTTGACGGTCTTGAAGCCGAGCCTCTTGTTCATGTCGAGCGCGACTTGGTTGCCGCTCGGCACGAGGCCCATCACTACGTTGCAGCCCATCACGTTGAACGGGTAGTCGAAGGCCGCGTGCAGGATCGACTTGTCGATCCAGTGCGGGGTGCCGGCCATGTGCATCATGACGCTGCAGCCGTTGAACCCGTCGTAGCCGACGACACCCATGATGGTGTCGCCCGCCGCGTTGATGTTGGCGATGCAGCGGATGTGCGGCGTCGGCGACAGGCCGATGCGCTCGCACAACCACGCGGCGAGGAGGTGCTGATTGGAGCTCGTGAGCATCAAAGAATCCCGCCCTGTTCGACCACTGCCTGCCAGCCGATGAAGATCGTGTCCGCAGCGCCGCGCACTTGCAACGACAGCGATGCGTAGCGGCCCGCGCCTGCGGCCCCGATCCACGCCTCGTAGTTCCCGGTCTGGCCCGACCAGACGGCATTGTCCCAGCTTCCCTGGTCCCAGAAGTTCTCGCCGGCCTTGATGTACGCCGGGGCGCCCGAGGGCAGGCCGAGGTTCCACTCCTTGTTGAGCTGCGCCTTCACGCCGGGCGACGAGCTGGAGATGAACGACGGCCGGACCATCAGGAAGCGCTTGAGCCGGAAGCCCTCGCCCATCGGCTGGAAAGCGGTCACCACGGTGCCGAGCAGGTCACTGCCTGGGGTGCCATCCACCTCGCCGTCCGACTGCCCCTGGAAGGCCCACCAGACGTTGCCCACGAGGTCGCCGATGAACGTGCGGCCGTCCATCGTCATGACCGTGTTCATCGGCAGCCCGCGCAGGTTGCAGAAGGCCTTGTTGTTGACCTCATACGCCCACTGGATGTTCTGGGCGTTGTACTCGGGCAGGTTGATGAGGAGGAGCTGCTCGTGCGGCACGAACTGGATCTCCCAGTACCGCGAGCCGAGCGTCTGCGCGACCTGGATCGCGAGCTCGCTGTTGATGCTCTGCGCCGTGGCGGGGTTCTCGAAGAAGCCCTGGCCGCGCATGAGCTCGGACATGAACACGAGGCCGCGCTCGGACAGGATCGCGACGTCGGCGCCGTAGAGGCTGAAGAAGCGGTTGCCGGCCGGCACGCGGCCGATGTACCAGCGACCGGCCACGCCGAAGCCGTCGACGGCCTCGGGGTCGGTGCCCTGGTAGACGAGGACGTCGCCCTGGTCGGCGATGACGATGAACTTGTTGTCCAGGCCGACGCCAGCGCTGCCGTCGAAGGTCCAGTTGATGAGGCCGACCACGGCCCCGCCGTTGGGCAGCATCGCGCCGAAGTCGAACTCGGTGGCCTTGCCGGCGAACTGCCCGGGCGGCAGGTACCAGCACCGGGTCGTGCCCGCCTCGATGAACCACAGGCGGTTCTTGAAGACGGTCATGAAGTTGAACTTGACCGGGTCGACGCCGTCGATCTGGCCTGCGGCCGTGCCGGCGGTGATCTGCACCCAGCCGTTGGTGCTGTCGTACTTGTACAGGCCGACGCCCAGGCACACCGCGAGCATCACGTGGACGCCCTCGGTCGAGGTGAAGTTGATCGAGGTCCACTCGCCAGGGATGGTGCCCGCGACACTGAGCACCGGCACCGGAGTGATGCTCGCGGGCTCGGCGATGGTGACGTCGAACACCCCGCCCGTGCTGGCGGCGGCGAACAGTTGCGCGTCGCCGGTCGGCGGGTGGTACGGCATCAGCGTGCGAATCTCGCCGCCCATGTTCGAGACCCAGCGGCTGTAGCCCTTGCGGAGCTGGCAGCCGAGCACACGCGGGATCAGGTTGTCCATCCTGATCGCGGTGAACGGGTTGCCGCCCGGCAGCGGCTGGCTGACGTCGACGCCCTTGATGGGGGCGCTGAACGGGTACGCCTGATGCGTCTGCGTCGCTGCAGCGCGGCGAGGGGCCCGTTGGCGCGGTGTCTGGATTTGGACGAGGCTCATTGGTAGTACGGCTGCTGCTGCGTGCGTGACTGGGCCATCGCCTGGGCCTGCGACTCACAGTCGCCTCGGTCTCCACTGGCGGCCACGAACTGCCCGTTCTGGTCGGTGCAGATGTAGGTCTTGCGGGTGAAGTACGTGTTGCCGTAGGGCGTCCCCGAATTGGGGTTCGGGACGGCCTCGATGGACTCGGTCACGACCCAGCCAGGGGGGAGCTCGACGCTCATGTCATACTCCGGCAAAGGAGAGTTTCATGCACTACGTTTACCATCTTCTCGATGTCGATGTTGTTGTGTACGTTGGCCGCTGCCGTCGCCCGCTGTCCCGTCACCAAGACCATGAACGGAACCACCAGCGCGAGTTTCGCCTTCGCATCGTGCTCGGCACGCCCGACTTTGTCGAGGCGGCAGCGAGAGAGCTGGCCGACATCAAGCTGCTGAATCCACCATTGAACGTGCAAGAGGGGCCACGGTCTAGCCCCGGCCGTCTGGGCATGCCGCACACCGAAGAAACGAAGGCCAAGATCGGCAACGCGAACCGAGGGATTGAGCGCACGCCAGAGTGGCGAGCCAAGATAGCGGCTACGCTGACTGGGCGCACCCAGTCGGCTGAGACTCGCGCAAAGCGTGCGGAAGCCCTCAAGGCGAGGGGCCACAAGCCCAGCGAAGCCTGCAAGGAGGCTTCGCGTGCAGCGCGACTGGGCAGCGTAGCCAGCGAGGAGACGCGAGCCAAGATGCGAGCGGCCTGGACGCGCCGCAAAGCCATATAATGGCTTACTATTGTCGCATCCCATACAAACTCGCCTCCGGTAAATTTCCAATTCCGATGTACGGGTAGTCGTGCCGGCCGCCGGCCATGTTGAGGATGTTCGCGCCCTTGGTCGCGCCGACCCGCGAGTCGTAGGCAATCATGAAGTTGCGCGACGCGGCGCTCGTGTCGAAGCCCTTGGCCTCCATCCACTTCACGACCGTGAGCAGCGTCATCAGCACGCCGTCGAGCAGGAACGTGTCGCCGTTCTTGCTGGCGATGTTCTTGAAGAGTGTCGGGTCGTCGGCGTCGCGCACCAGCGCCCGCGACAGGTACATGAAGCGGAACTGCTGCCCAGGCGCTGCCGGCGCGTTGAGGAAGTAGATCTGCCCCTCGCGGATCTGCCACGTGAGCGTGAAGTTGGCGCTGATCGGGAAGACCATGTAGGTCATCCAGCCCTGTGGCGACACCGGGCCGACGGCAGGGAAGCGCATCGCGCCGTTCCACTGCGTCTGGTCGATGAAGCGGAAGAAGTCCTGCGGCAGGTTGAAGGCGGTCTCGGTCGCCTGCGACGGGCTTGGCGGCACGGTCGTGAAGACGTCGATGGCGCCCATCTTCGTCTGGGTCGGCCACTCGTACATGTTGAGCAGCTCCAGCGACGCGAGGTTCGCTGCAGCGTTCATCAGCACGACGTTGGGGTCGGTCGAGCCCGCAGGGTCGGCCGGCTTGGGCAGGGAGGTGAGGGCGCAGGCCGTACCGATGACGCTCGACAGCGTCTGGTCTCCCGTCATCTGATACGAGGCCATGCGTGCTCCTTACTGCGGGTCTGCCGCTTCGACTAGCTTGCCCTTGCGGGCAGGCGTGGGGGCCACAGGAGCCGCCAGCTTCGCTTCGAGCTCCTCGATGCGCTTGAGCAGCACCTCGTTGCTGGAGACCTTCTGCAGGTAGCGCTGCGCGGCTGCCTTCAGCTCACGAGCGCCCATGAAGGTCATCGCGCTGTCGGCGAGGTCGGCGAGCTGCTCGATGGTGCGGATCTTGAAGAACGCGAGCTCCTCGGCCACCGACTCGGAGATGAACGGCGCGACCTTCAGCGGGGTGCCGACCATCTGGTCCTTCACACCGGCCTGGAACTGCGCCCAGTGCGTGGGGAAGCGCTGCACGTGGCGTTCCCAGACGGGCTCGACCACGATGTTGTTCTTCTCGCCGGGCATCATGATCTCGACGTAGGGCGTGTCCTTGTAGACCGGACGGTTCTGGAGTGCCGACGCTGCTGGGTCGATGCGGGCCTTCATGAAGAAGCGCACGTGCAGCTTGTCGTCGTAGGGTGCGCCCTGGCCGGGCAGGCCGCTCGTGCGGACCATGACGTCCTGATCGAACTTCGACCAGTCGGTCGGGGGTGAGGCAGCTTGCATCGCCTCGACTTGTTCAGCGTTCAGCATTCGGATTCTCCTTATGGTGTTGCGCCGCGAGTTGAGCATGCACGGTCGGCGTCCCGTTGCATGCGTTAAACGTAGCTACGGACGGGCTGCGCCTGGGCCAGCAGCGAGCCGTTCGTGAAGGTGTAGTTGCCGGCGTCGCCGTACACGTAGACCTGCCAGTCGACGTCGACGGTCGCGGTGTAGCCGATACCCACGAGGTTGATCGACTCAGGCTTACCAGCGCCGTTCGTCGTGACGCTCGACCTGTAGCCCGTGGAGACGCCGTTCTTGTAGATCTCGGCCGTGACGAGATTGCCGTTCGGCCCCTCGACGTCGATGTTGAAGATGACGAGATCGGTCGCGCCCGTGATGCCCGCCGTGGCGACGTCGCGGATGACCTCGCCGTTCGCCACCGACGTCCGGTAGTAGCCCGTCGTGTTCACGTAGCTCGAACCCCACGGCGACAGCGCCGACGGCGTCGTGGTGAGCGCCTTGCTGAGCGTCGTCAGCAGGATGCCGCCGTAGGCTGGCGAGATCGAGTCGAGGAAGTCCTTGACGAACGTCCGCAGCGCCGCAGGCGTGATGAGCTGCGTCGTGTTGTCGGGGAATGAACTGTCGGCCTGGGCCAGCAGTTGGACGATTGACTTGATGCTCATGTCAGTTGAACCCCGTCTGGGAGAAGCCCGTCGTGAAGCCGTGCAGATTCAGAAAGCCGCTCGCCGTTGCGAGAGCCACTCTGCCGCCAGCATCAAAGGGGATGCCCGCGTTCCATGCCGTGACTGCCAAGTTGACGCTGACCGCGAGGCGGCCAGCAGCGGTGACGGGCAGGCCGCCCTGCACGTGGTGGTCGATGGCCCCTGCCGTGTCGATGCAAAGAGCCCCGGCGTTGTCGTAGCCCAGGCTGCCGTTGTAGACCGCCGGGGACGTCGCCGAGGTAACCAGTTCGGCGAGATCCGACAGAGGCGTCCCGCCGTTGAATTTGGGCGCAGGGATCGACGCGACCGGGATGTTGCTTAACCTCCCGCCCGCGTCGAGCGCGATGGGCCGCGCATTCAGCACGGCAGCCCCTTAGCTGGCGACTGCCAGCGCCGCAGTGCTCGAACCGAAGGCCGACTGCCCCGACGCCATCGACACGCCCGTGCGGTTGATGAACCCGGCCTCGATGGCCGCGCCGTTGGCAACCGTGCCCGTGGCCGTGACCATCTTCATGAAGAAGCCGAGGAAGGCCGGACCAGCGCCACCGTCACGCGAGCCCCCGTTGCCAGCGCCGCAGATCGCGACGCCAGCGGTGTACGGGTTCGGCACGCCAGCCGCATCACTGCGACCGCCACCGATGTACATGCGGGTGCTGTTGATGGCGCTCGACGCCACCACAGGCGGCGGCCCACCCGCAGCGTAGGTCGGAACCTCGCCGGGGATGTCGTTGTCGTTGAAGCCTGCGGCGAAGATGCCAGCAGCGCCGCCGTTGATGATGTCGGCGTCGCTGAAGCCGATGCCCGTCGAGAGGGCTCCGGTCGAGGCGTTGCCGGTGCTGTCCTTGTCGAGGGGCGAGCCCTTCGGGCCGGACAGCGGGTCGAAGATGACGAAGGCGCCAGCCGACGGGTTGGCGGCGTTCTGGGCAGCGGTGCTGCCTGGGAGTGCTGCGGGCATCTGGATCTCCTGTTGAGTTGTCGGGGGGCAGGGTCGGCCGGATTGGCCGCCCTGCCTTGTCGACTGTTAGGCCGACACCAGACGGCCCTGGAACTGGCGTCCAGAGCAGGTCAGGTTGCCACCCCAGGCCAGGATGCTGACCTCGGCATCTTGGTTGACCGCGTACCGCTTGTTCGGGTTCAGCGGCACCATGTCGCGAGCCGAGTGCGGGCGCAGGAAGATGTACTTCGTGTTGAGGAAGAACGCCGTCTTGGTCGTGCAGTAGCCACCGATACCGCCGTCGAGCACGACGTCAGCGTCCATGAACTTCACCGACGGGAAGCCCAGGTTGCCCACTTCGGGGGAGGTGAAACGCTGCTGCGCTTGCAGGCTGGCGAGGTACAGACCCCACATGACGTTGTCCATCGGGATCAAGTCCGGCGAGTCGGTGCCGCGAACCAGCGACGCCCACATCGTGTTCATGAACCCCTGGATCGTCGAGGCAGTGATCGCACCGCTGGTCAGCGTGTACTTGTTCTGCCAGAAGGCCCACGAGGCCGGCGTGATGCCGCCGTAGGTGCCGGCAGTCGGGTCGATGGCAACCGCAGCGCCCAGGCCCGTGAGGGACTTGCCGCCGTAGGTCGTGCCGTCGCCGTAGATGCCCTCGGCCATCAGGTTCGCCATCGTCGCCTCGGCGACGTTGATGCGGCCTTCGAGCAGGTCGATCATCTGCTCCTTGCCGGCGTTCTGGATGGTC